TTTGTAACATCGTCATCAAGATTACTCCCGTTTAGTTCTAATGTGGGCTTAAAGGCTAGAAATACCCCATCAGCCGTATCATCATATGATTTAGCAGTATCTTCATCAGTATTATTCTTAAACGGTTCTGTCGTACATGACATTGTTATAGTAGAAGAAACACCAGAATTATCAGTATTATTAGCATTTGCCTGAGATATTTTATCTCCTGCCATTCCTTCGGAAGCCAAAGATTTACCATCTTCTATTGTGTATCTTTCTAAAAATACAGGAATCATGTTATTAGCGTATTTATTAGCCGCAACTTCACTAGCAGTATTTATTTTATGCATTGTTCTAAATAAGCCAAATGTTTTAAATGTGTTTTCTATGGTTGATGCCGAACCATCGTTATTTTTCATATCGAATAAAAAGGGTAATGCTAAATTTATTTTTTTACTAGCATGAGTACCTTTTCCAAATTCATTTGAATACTTTGTGTCCCATCTACTGCTTGCTTTACCCCAACCTGCGCTTGAAGAAGAAGATTCCTGTGTTGCTAGGCCTTTAAGCATACTTACTTTTTTACCAAAGTCAATAAAACTATCAGAATCTCCATTTCCTGAAAACAAATCTAATGTTCTATTAGAGGCTTCTATTCTAAAGCCTAAAGCACACGTATTAGATGTTCCATTTGTTTTTATTGGCGGAGCATCGAGAGTAACTGTGGTTCCACTTTGGCTTAACCATCTTCCTACTAATCTTCCTTTAGTATCATATAATAAATCATTACTAGCAGCAATATCGCTAGCAGTATTTACTGTCATTGTATTCGCCCCACTTGGTTGATATGCAGTAATATTAATTGTAGAAAGTGCCGCTTTTGGTGAAGAACCACCAGAAATAGTAGAAGTTTGAATACTTTGTTGAATCGCTATTGCTGGTAATAAGGTATTCTTTTCTGGAATATTTTCTGGGTCAAACTGATTAAAAGCCCAGTCAAAGCACAATTCAGTTAATCTCATGATAGAAAATCTAGTTAAATCTGATAGTGCTTTATCTGCTGAAATGATTCCTTTAGATACATAATCATTATCATCATTCTTTAATGTTACTGTTTTTCCTGTTGATGAATACTTAGTGTCAGAATTAGAAGTTTCAATAGGTTTCCTTTTAGCGAATAAATTATAATTACTAATGTCTTTAGCATTTGAAGAGGACATTAAACTATCTACTCTTAAACTACTATATGGCTCTAAATCACTATTACTGAATAAAAACATTCTAGCGATTTTAGGGTCAAGATGATTAAAATAATCTTTTTGTAGTAAAGGATTTCCTCTAATATGGTCAGTTCCCCCTATTGATGTAGTTAAAGAAGCAACCACTTCTGAACCAGCAAGGGCTACAATATCTGCACTTCCTCCGCTTTCATGATGAATAGTATCATAAAACTTAGAACCTAAACTTGGTGCATATCCTCTTGCTTCGGGAGAAGTGTAGGTAAAAGTAGAAGATAAAAACTTATCAGTTCCTACAATATCATCAACTAAATTAACACCAGAATAAGTGTTGCCTAATCCAAATCTGTATGCGCTCGCATAATATTTTATTTTACTAGGTTTTGAATAATAATCATAAATACTAGGTTGCTCTATGGCTCTAAGATGACTTGCTATTTGCTTAGAACTAATATTTCCTTTTTCTAAATTGTAAATATTAAAATGAGAACTTCCATAAAACTTGAAGTAATTTGAAGTTAATCCACTATCAAATGTTTTAGGATAGTCTAAACTAAATACTTCTCCACTAGTAGTAGTATTTGGACTTAATGCTGAAATAATTTTTCCATTCCATAAATGAGAACCATTAAGTAAATGTAATTCCTGAGTTAATTTTGTACTTTCGTTATCGCTTCCATCATATGTTAGAAGTTGTATTGTATCTCCAGAAGCAGTAGTTACTTTTCTATCTAAGTAAACTGTAACAGTAGAGTAATCAGTTTGTAAGGAAACAAAATTAATTATTCCCAAGAAATTTCCATTTAAAAATACAGGCTTGCCATGATGATTTCTAGGAGCAGAAGCGGTTGAAAGAAAGTCATCTCCACCATCGGCTACTCTCATCTGAAAGTAATGTTTATCCGTTACTGCAACCGAACTATGTACTTCGCCTATTGCATTAAATATAGTTTCTCTAGTATTGGCATAGTTTATTTCTAATCTTCCTAATGTTAATGGCATATAAGGAGCAATTTCTAAAACAGTATTTCCATTTTCAACGTTTGTGTTTATTATTTCAAAGTCTAATAAGGTATTAACAGTATCAAATGTTTGGAATGCGCTGTAGTCCTTATTTCCTAATTTGCATTGAAAGTAGTTATCAGATGATATTCCCTTTGGTTGATTTATAAAATACCCTATACCTCTCTCATCGTCAGAAGCACTTGTTTCCACTAAAGAGTTACCTTCTACTCCTGTTGAAGAAATAGTTACTCCTGAAGTAAAATAGATTCCTTTATTGGCTGAACCTTTTAATGATGTTTCTGAAACAACTAAGGGGTTTGAATTCAAGGCTTTAGTAAAAGCATAATTTTTAGTTGATGCTTTGTATAGGGCTACATCTGATGTATGTTCTGCTAATGCTTTACGAGTTAATACATGGGTAGTAGCACTACTAGTATCAGTTTTTACTTCGCCAACATAGGCAAAATGCCCATTTATTTGAGCAAATATTTTTTCTCCAGCAGTTAAACTAATACTAGAAGTATTTGTGATTTCATCGCTACTAAAATTAAATCTTCCATTAGAAGAAAGACTAGTTAAAGTGTTATATGGACTGTTAGTGCTGTAAATAATATCTTCTGAGAAGAGAGTATTTTTATTTATAATTGGCCCTAGTAATTGAGTAAATTCATCTCTTCCTTCTAGTTCTATAAAATTCTGTTGGTTTTCTTTATATGTATTTATTTTTTCTAATTTACCGATAAATCTTTCTATTTCTATATTATAAATACCAGTAGCATATTTCATAGAGTTTTCTGTATCAGAATAAGCATTTTCTGGAAATCTTAGATATAATAAGCCCAAAGCAGAATCTGAATTTAATACTTCTGCTTGTAAATATTCAAAGTCTTTTGATACAATACTAACAAATATCTGCTTTTCTCTATTTTCTACAATTTTAAAACTAGTAAGTAAAGTCCTGTCTGTAAAATTATATGCTCTTCTTTGCATTTTTTGGTCGGCAGATAATAAAGTAGACCAAGATGAAGAACTACTAAATTGTAGTTCTCCTTCTGTTCTTACTAAATCATAGAATCCTATTTCTTGAGTAGTTCCTGATTTTGCAGGTATAGCCTCAACAATTAAAATATAATCACCGACTTTTACTTCATCACCTACATTGATATAATTAATTAAGTCATGGTCAGTATAAAAGGAATAAGTCCTACTACTCACATAAGCATTTACTCTAGTAGGTAAATCCACAAATTCGGACAGTTCTCCTTGAAATACCCTGTGCTGGACAGTATATTTATTAAACTCCGATATTTTTCTACTCATCATTTTACTATTATCAATTATTTTAGTAGAACTAAATCCACCTCTAGGAGTAAAAGATTCTTCTAATTGCATATCTAAAACATTACTAATAGTGTTTGATTTTTTAGGAGAATAATCATAATGTACATATCTGGTAGGGCCGCCCCTATTTGTAGAACTACCTAACAATGCATCATTAACTGCTCGTCTTGCATTGACAAATGCTTCTTCATAGTCAGTATAATCATATGCGGGAACAGATACATCATCCGAACTTCCCGTACTTGTGCTTTCATTACTGTTAGTATTTCCGCTAACTATGCCATCTGTTTGTCTAACATCTAATGCTCTTAGGTTATCAACCAATTCTAATTCCATAGAGAATTTACTGTAATCTACTATTCTATTTCCAAAGTCGGGTGAAGTAAGAAAAATAGAATTACTGAAAGAACTAATAGTGCCATTATTATTAGTAGTAGCCATTCCTGCCGTATATTTTACATTATGGTCTAATTGGTCTACTTCATCTAAAGTATAGTTTCTGCTATAATTTTCAATAGTAATTAATTCAGCAGTAGAGTTAGCACTAGCATTGTTAGATAATACTATGTGAGTTGCAGTAATTAAACTAATTTCAGTATTGCTTGGAATGTTTTTTCCTGAGACTTTCATTCCTACTTGTAGATTACCAACTGCTAATCCTACTAAAGTAGATATAGCAATGAGTTGATTGCCGCTAACTAAATTGCCAGTAAAGTATTTATCATTATTTTTTAAGAAATAAAACAGAGGTCTTGAACACATTAATTTATCTTGTAAATCTACCTTAATTCCTGCTGAAAAGGCAACGGCATTAGAAGTTTTATGGGTTCCTTTGAATAGCATAAATTCAGTATTGGCTGGTATTTCATCGCCTAATGGCGGCTCAAATGTAAAATAATCTCCTTCTGTATCTCCGCTAAGTATTTTTGTTACTCTAGCAAAGTGATGCTTTAAATGGTCATTAGCATAAATTAATACAAAATAATGATAATCTTCATCATAATTGGTAGTATTTAACAAGATACCAGTTCCATTATTATTGTCATAACAATGTATTTTAGAACCACTAGTAGTAGATAAATTAAATCTTATTGTATTTGCAGTAGAAGTACCTACTTCTGTAAAAGAACCGTTAGTAATTGTTGCCGCACTAGTAGTGCCAAAATAATGGTCTGGGAAAATAATTGTATATAATCTAGTTTGCTCTACTGAATCCGATGCTCTTAGTGATGAAGAATATTGAGTTTGAGTTGTAAATTTAGGATTAGTTGGAGTTCTTTGATTACCTCTACCTTGAGAATCTACTGAAGTAGCCCCTAATTCAAAAATTTTAGGATTAGTTGGCATTATAAATCAATCTCCTCAAATCTTAAATAAAGTAAAGTTTCATCTAAAGAAGGTAATAAAGTATTGACAAACGGAAATTTCATTTTTGGTATATCTATTATAGATAATTCATGAAACTCTCCCATAAACTGATTATTAGTTATTGCTGAACCCGCAACAGTCCCTACTGGTGGTGTAGCCGTTGTATCTGTTAAACCCTTAGCACCTAAAAAAATATCGGTTCTATCAAAACTAAAAGTAGTTTTTTTAGTATGTTCTGATGATAAAAGTAGCCTTCCATTTAAAAAAATATTAATAGCGTTGTTATTATCATTTAATGTAAATGCCACATGATAGAGATTATTTATGTATGATGGGTTTGCATAACCTTGAATATATACCTTACTTGTAGAGGCCACATCGAACGGAAGCCCACTCGATAAGGTAATGTTACTGCCACCTACCGACGCTATCGTTCCTATCGACCTGTACCCGTTTGTGGTGTCAAATACGAAGAGTTCCTGACCCGCCGCATATAGATTGATGAAAGTATTGATTGTTGTCGCCCCTGCCGAATGATTACCGATAATAGATGCGCCTATATATCTATACTGATTGAATCCTAAATTATTCACTTGTGGTTGATTATTTTCAAAAGAATGATAGTATTCGATATTAGGAGATATTGCAGTATTAGTAGTAAAGGTTTCAGTAGTGCCATCAATAGTTAAATCTACTTTTATTTTATACTCAGCAGGTTGATTCTCATTTAATAGAGTAGAATTTAATAAAGATATTGAGAAGTTAGTATTATGGAATATTTTCATTTCATGTGTTAGTCTTTGAGCAAATGGCAAATAAAGATTACTTTCATAATCATTGGGATTACCTAATGGCCTTGCATCAAGATGATGACTTGAAGGCATTATTTTTTTACTTGGAGTAAAAGAAGGAATACTTCCCCCTGCTGAAACTTTACCATATCCGTTTATGTCATAAGGAGTAATTATACTTTCAAACGTAAATGTGCCTTCGTGTGCCCATAGGCCATAAGCAATATCATCTGAAGTAACTGAATTAGAATCAGTATCTGGAATATTACCAGAGTAAGGTAACTTAACGTGTGCATTACACATAACAGGAAAAACAAGACTTCTCTTTTCTCCAACTGCTATATTATACATTTATTTCACCTCATGGGAAGATATTGGCTGATTCAAATTCTAAATTAAAAGTAATTTCAAAAGTGTCTGCATTCATATCAAAGCCAAAACTTCTAACAAACCCTGTAATTCCTGTTTCTGTTTCTACATCTGGAAATGAAGTTAATGGTATCGGAACTCTTGCATTATCTAATTTTAATGCATCTCCCCTTGAACCAAACATTAATGGAATATTAAATCCATCTAATCTTTCACTATTATCTGTAATAGTTGGAGTCCACGTTGCACCTGCGGCTTCACAATCCGTTTTATTTTTATGGCTCGAAACGCTACAAGTTCCTCTGTAATTATAATCACTTGCTACAAAAGAAGGAATAAGAACAACTAATTCAGAAAACGCTTGGTTTTTGGCTAAACCTGTTGAATCTACACCCGAAGCAATCATTTGTGCAATTTCATGAGCAGTAAATTTTCTTCTAGTAATTGTTCCATCAAATACTTTTGTGATAAAATCATCTACAATAACTCCATTAATTGTAATATTTTTTGTAGCCATACCTAAATCTAATGCGGCAGTAATTGATTCACCAGTAGCAATACCTGATAATGGGACAGGAAACGATGGAATGGTTTTAGATACTGAAACACTTACCCCTGTTGCTCTTAGTGGAATAGTATTTTGTTGAATATTTCCAGAGTAACTCTGAAATTTTAAATATACATAGTGTGTAGCCGCCGTCATTTAATCACCCTAATGTTCTAGAAGAAGTTCTTCTGTTAATTTTATTATTTACCATGTTTCCAATCTTATCAGCAATTCGTCTCATTTCTGAATCAGAAGTGTCTCTAGCGTTGATTGTGATATTTATAGTATTCCCCATCATACCTTGAGTTCTTTGGCTATTTATTATTTGTCCTCCGCTATTAGGAACAAATAATTCTGAACCTCTTTCACCCACCAAATAAGGAGTATTTGCCATCACTGAACCACCTGTTGCTCTTGCATCAGGAGTAAAGCCCTTACCTATAGCAGCGTTACCAATGGATTTACCGAAATTAAACGTAGCCTCTGCTACATCTTTGAGGACTTCTACTTTAAATATTGAGTCCTTTAAATCACTTATTTTTTCTGTAAGGAATGCGAAAAGTTTTTCTATTGCATCTAAAGCAATTTGAGGCAATTTATCACCGTATTTTTTAAATAGCGAAACAAAGAAAGCACTAATTAGAACAAACATAGCAATAGGTATCGCATAAAGCCCTATTAAGGATAATCCCCAAAGAATAATTGTTTTAGCAAGCCAAGCCGCTAATAATACCTTACCTACCTTTTTACCTATTTCAAATACGTTGTTTCTAAAATTATCATCTGTCCATAACAAGTGGAAGAATTCAATAATAAGTCCAAATCCAGAAAGAAGAGTATTCCAAGCAACATCCACTAATAAAGTTAATCCAGTTATGAGCATCTCATAAGTTCTATCTAAAAGAGGCTTTAATTCATCGAATGCCTTTTTATAATCTCCAGATATAAAAGTGCCTATTACTGAGAAGAAATCCATTATTAAATTAAACGCATTAATAGCAAATTCTTTTATTTCAGCAATCAACCCCATTTCTTGTAAAATTTTAAATATTTCATATGCGCCTTTAACGAATGCCAAGAACACTATTATTCCCATAATAGCAAATACAAAGAATTTAAAAGCAATTTGAACAACGTGTTGAAGCGATGCCATGAACTTCATTAATCTTAATTGTCTCTTTTTTCTACCTTTAGCAAAACTAATTAATTTAGTAAACGGAAATAAAAGCCCTGCGAATTGTTTAGGATTAAAAAGAGATTTTGGCCCAAATGCTTTCTTTAAATCATCTTTAGCCATACCCATAATAGCATCCTGTTCGCCAGTCATTTTTCTTTTTTCTGCTTTCTTTCCTCTTCGACCTGCTAGCATTTGTCTAAACTTTCCACGACCTGCGGCTTTTGCAGATTCCTTAGCAACTTTTTTGGCTAATGTTACTCTACTCTCATCAAAGGCATATTGTTCTTGTAGTAGTTTTCTTTGTTCTACTAAAGCAGTATTCATGTCTTTTTGCTTCTCTGTGATTGCATTTAACGCAGTTAATCTGGCTCTTTCAGCACTTCCAGTTGCTTCTAAAACGTATTGATA